ATTTATATCATTAGCCCAATCAAGACCCTCTTGAATTGCTTCTAAGGTAGTGATTTCTCTTTGTATTTTACTTTTCATTATGAACTCCATTTTTTATTATTATTATGATTTACCAAGTAAATCTTGTAAGGCAGAAACCATGTCTGCCTTAATAGGTTTACTTAGATTTGAAAATGTCCGTGATTACTCAATTCAAATACATATGTTCCATTTCCATATTGCTTCTGAAAATTTGTCCAAAAGAATACGACAAAATATTTACCCGATTGTTTGTCTTCAACAACTGTATAAGCTGGATAAAAATCTGTATCATATTTTCTTTTAATTAATTTTTGAACTTTTTGTGCTTGTCTATCAGCGTTCCAAAAATTTTTATAGAATTTTTTGTGGTATAAATCAGTTAGCTTTTCTTTGCCCCACCAATTTTGACATCTATCCAAAACTTTTTCGTATAAAACATTTTCATTATTTATGAATGTATTCGCCATTAGATACTCCCATTATTATTAATAAATTGTTGTGCTTCTTTTTTAGTTCTGAAAATATCCAAAACTTTACCATTTAGAGATACAGCCCATTTACAAGCTGTACCCCAATTTTCAGTTTTATATATTTGGTAATTGTTCATTAAATACTACCCATTCTGATTGTATGTGCATGACCATTTTCAAATGCTTCCATACCTCTATCAATAGAAACATTTTTCATCTTCTTAGCTTTAGATGGTTTCACACAATTAACAGAAACAGAACCATCAGCCCAATGATGAATTCTATCAATTTCTTTATCAATAGCTATCGGAACACATTTGATTGGTTCGCCAATATTTCGATATTGAACACCATCACAATCCATACCAGTTTCAACCAAACAAGTATAACCATACTCAGTATTCATTCTAAAGTGATTATATCTTTCTTGTTTCAAAGCTAATTTATCTTTTCTTAAAAATCTTGGAAAAAATCTAAGATACCCCTTAAAAGCTACCCTAAAATCTTCATCATCTTTGATAAGGTCAAAATAACCATTAATTGCTTTTCTTTCTATTTCTCTTTTATTTTGCATTTAGAACTCCATTATTATTTTATTATTATCGGCATCATTGCCCGTAAAACCTAGCTTAAATCCTAGGTTTTTATATGTCAAGCACAGAATTAATTATTGTGTATTTTTTATATTTATTTATTATAAAAGTGAGCATTACCCCTTGGTAATAATTTCCTCCTCACAGGGGTTTGTCCTCTCTTTTTGTTAAGAACTCCAATTTTTTAACAAAACATAGGGGGTAATATGTTATTATCCCCTATGACCTTAGAAAACGACTTACAAATTGCTGTAAATGAATATCTGAACTATTTATCGAAAAGCTATAGATTCCGCCATTTTCATGTACCTAATGAAGGAAATAGACCTGTTTCCTATAAAGTAAAACTTAAAAAAATGGGGTTAAAAGCTGGTTGCCCCGATATAATTATCGAATATCCTCAAGGCAAAATTTTATATATTGAATTGAAAACAAAAAAAGGGCGGTTGTCTGATTCTCAAAAATTGTGGGCTATACAATCAAAAGCTATGGGAACACCCCACTATATAGTGCAAGGGGAAATCACCGAATGTTTAGACGAAATCAAAAGTATTATTCAAAAAAACATTCCAGCGGGGTGTTAAATTTTCCGTGTATGATTAGACCTTACGAAGCCTTAAAACCCGCTGACGGGCTTTATATGACGATTTATTTCGCCTTTTTGACCTCTTTTTTCTGTTTATCGGTCTTTTATCAATTAATTCGGAAATAGTTGCTGTAGTTGTGAAACCACTCATTTTCCAACTTTCCGCATTGCTCGAACATGGGCTTGTGCGAATGTTCTACCCTTTTCCAAATCTTCCGCCATTTGTTTCATATGTTTAAGACTATGATGTCTTGCATGGCGGTTCATGGTCTTTTGTTGTCTTGATGTAAGATTTTTTGTAAATCTTTTAATCGAAGCTACTTTGACCAATTACTTCTTCTTTCGCATCTTCATTTTATTTTTTTTCTTCTTACCCTTTTTTTTCATTCCCTTTGAGTGAGAACCTTTTCCTGTATGATAAGGCATTATTTTTTTCCTTTCTTTTTCTTATTACCTTTTTTCTGACTTTTTAAAATCGCCATTTGTAAGCCTTTAGGTAATTTTTTTTGTTTTTTAGTTAGTGCCATATTTACCTCTTAATGTAATACAGTTGAATGTATTACAATTAGGATAGCACAAAAAATTAAAATCTGAACCCATGTTTTTAATTGTTCAAAAGTTTCCCAAATATTTTTTAATTTTTCTAACATTCCAATCTCCCTTCTTTGAGTGTGTATTCTAAGATGTCTGAATAAATCCATCATCAGTTTTTTCTTTTGGAACACATACTTGGTGTAATGTTTTACATATTTTACATTGATAAACATTTACAAACCAGTTGTTCATTTTAGTTTCTAATTCTAAACACTTTTCGTTATGTAAAACTATGGAATTTTTTTGGTAGCAATTCATGCAAACCATCATTTTTTTGTGTCCGTTTTTTTTGTTTTATCATATGACCGCATACCAGCAATTCCCAGCATACCAAACAAAAGTGGCATCATAACCGACATATCAGCTTGTGGTATAATTATACCAAAACCAGCTAATATTGGTGAAATCATATAATTTATCATTAAAGACAAACCGCAAATCCAGCCAATTAAAGGTCGCCATGAACTTTGAAACCAATTACCTTTTGCTTCCTCTTGATTTACCTTTATTTGTTCTAATGCTAGTTGCTGGGCGTGTTTTTCTGCCATTGTAGCAATTTCATGTGCTAGTTTATTTTTTGTGTCTTTGTCCTCGATAAATTTACCTAATAACTTTGAAGCTACAGGTAATAAACTAGCTATCATATGCTTTTTTCCATTTTCTCGATAAGCCTATTCCATCTATTTGTAGTTTGATTATAGGCTCGGCTGTCTTTCATTTCTAAAATAGCTGTTGCAATATCATTATTTTGTAAGGCTTGTTTGAATTTCTTAAATTGATTTAGTTTTGGTAAACCTAGTTGAAATGACATATGAATGACACATTCCCTTACATTGTCATCAATATCCATACCTTCGCAAAAAGTATTGGCATCATCAATCGCAACATCTAAATCTTTTTGAAATAATTCAACTGCTCTTTCGTGTGTAATAGGTTTCATAAGTTCTTTTTTTTCGTGGTCACGAATTAAATGTCCAGCCGATATTGTCCAATATCCTAAATGGTCTTGATAAGGCTCAAGCAATAACCCGCCTTCTTCACGAATTATATCTTCCTGTAAAGTTACTAAATCCATTCTATCCTCGATAATACAAATGCTATAAACTGTGTGCCAACCATAAAACCTATAGCCCATAAAACATAGTTCAGTTTCTTTACCTCTTTTTGTAGATGATAGATATGGTTAGTTTCCAAATGTTCTATCTTATTGTAAAGATTGACTAAATGTTCTTTGCTTGTTTTTGGTTCTAGTTTTGCCATGTAAACACCATATAATTTTTTAACCTATATATCAATATAATCTCATGCTTTCATTAACATTTACTAATTTACAATAACATTGATAATTTTTTGTTTCATCACCAATTCTAACTTCTTGTTTATGTAAATACTTTTGGAAATATTTACAGTTATGAACATTTGATAAGTGCATACTTCCCGCTGGAATTCCACTTAAATAACAGGCTAATAAAAACGCTGGTTTCATGTTAAGTCTTTGATTTTATTAAATAATATCAAGCCCAACAGCAAACCCAAAGTTAATGCCATTAAAAACTGTATCATTTTCCGTTCTTACTCATGTAAGCCGATACACCCATGTATGCACCAACAATACCCGCACCCGAAATATAAAAAAGTGAACTAATCTCTGCTAAAGCATTTACTCTTTCGATAGGTACTATAAACATCGCAACAGTAAAAACACCCATACCGATTAAGGTATATCTTGCCATTCTAAGTTGTGCTAAATTTTTTCTAAGTTTTGTTTCAGTTTCTTTTATTGCTTTTACATTGCTCAATTCCTCATCTGAAATTATTCCGTCCGAATCGGTATCGTAATCAGAAAAAACACTATCTTTTTGAAATTTTTTTTGTTTAGCCAAAGTAAAAACCCCCTAAAAAACTTAAAGACCATATGCCTAATGTTAAAAATATAAAATTTATCATCAATTTTTTAGTTTATACAAATATGCCAAAAATACAATAAAACCTATAACTGTGCATACTAATAAAAATATCGCACAATAATTTATCAGCTTGTCACGTTGCATAATTTTTTTATGCTCGAACTCTTGTTTGTTTCGTCTGATGGTTGCTTCTTCTTTGATGAAGTCTTGCCAACCCGCTTCCCCGTATGACATCATTATCATATTTTTTAATTCTTGCCTTTGTTTTTGAAGTTTTTTCTTTGCCATAAAACTGTCTATGGCAACTTGCTCAACATTCCCTTTATTAAATATAGATTGAATTAATGTTGGGTTTTTTGCCCTTTTTTCAAAGTTCTCAATATCACTTGTATTACTCATGAATGTTGAAACTTGGCTGGACATTTCAGAGATATCTTTCCCTAATGCTACGCCCTGTTTAAGGTAATTAAAGGCTTTAGAAGCCCCTGTAAGTAGTAATCCGATGGTTGCTGGGTCGATAACTCACTCCTTTAGTCTGCGTATCTATCTGTGATTTAACTTCTGTTACTGATGGTTTAGGCATATAATCTAATATTATACCCCACACTAGGCTTTTATCTCTTGTGCCATGATAAAGCTAACACCTCTCTCGTGTGAGTTATTATCGGTATCAGAAACTGTTCTATTTATATATAAAATTCCAGTTCCACTTGTAGGATAATATCCATCAAATGCTAAACTATATGTTATTTGTGAAGTCGTATTATGTCCACTATCAAAATAAATACAATCTACTACCTCGGGTGTTGAAGCGGCATTTTGGTCGGTATAGGCATCAACAGGAGTCGCAATTCCTGTACGTCTACTACCAGCTGTATCTGCTTTTAATGCCGTGCTATCTCTTAAAAAATAAAACATAGTATTTGCAGTCCAATAACTTGCACTATACTCACAAAACAAAGTAGATTGTATTTTAATAATAGAGTTACTAAAAGAAGGAGTTATGTTTACTGCTAAACCAGTTACTGTTGTTTGAGTATTTGCACTAATGCCTGTTACTTGACTTGCTGTAGTAACTTGTGTGTATTGTGTTTGTAAAATACTACCACTTGGGAAATTTAATTTTGTTAATGGCATAATCTACCCACCTATTAATGCTTTAATTTCATCATCTGTTAAACCTAATTTTTTTAGTTTGGTTGTTGCAGATGTTTTTTTTGTTTCTTTATCTTCTAATTTTTTTCTTGATTCTGCTGTAAGTTTTTTATTTTCTTCTGCATCTTTCTCTCTTTCAGATATTTCATTAGAAGTTAATTTTATTAACTTATCATTTACCATTTTAAATTTATCAGCCATTATACAATTCCATATAATTTAAGAGTTGAGCCACTTGTTATATTACCACTATCAAAATATAATCTAATACCATTCACAACATCTCCAGCATTTGCTGGTATTAAATGTGTACTAAAATGATTAGCAAATGGTGCTCCAGTTGTATATCCTATTGTTGCTTGCCCCATTAATGTCCAAGGTAAATTTGTATTATTTACATTGTGCATATGAAAATGACCACTAATACCCTCTCCCGAAGCATTACCAATGTTACTTACATTAAATTTTCCAGTAGGATTTGCATTACTCCCCTCATAACTTGAACTTCCCATTCCCCCAATTTCAAATCCATAGATATGACCAGTTTGTCTTGTTCCACCAACAAAAACTTGTACTCTAAAATCTTCGTTATCAACTGAATCTTTAAAAGAAAAAATACAAAAATAATCATCATAAGTAGAATTTATATAAGTTGAATCTATATCATAATATGCAACAGCACTTCCTAAAGTTACATCAAGTAATTGTACTAAACCACCACCATCACCAAAAGATAATTGACCAACGCCAGTTGTTCCCGAACCTGTAACTGAATCAACTTTTAAAAATTTACCAGCGGTTACATTCCCAGTTGGAAATTTAAGTGTATACGATTGATTTGCTGAATGTGCTGGTGATTGTAATTTAATACCATGACTATTTTGTTCACAATTTAATTGTAAAGCCCCAGCGGTTGTTCCGTCACCTTTTATTTGTAACCCAGCATTTGAAGATGTGGTTGTAAAATTAGTTTTTGCATTAGTAACTGTATTATCACTTGGCGTTCCGATATCCAGCACATTACCTAATACCATAATAAAATCTATACTATCTGATGAAGATAATGTGCCACTAGAAGGCAGAAAAGTTATTGTTGAACCCGAAACACTAAAAGCTGTGTTTGGGGCTTGTATAACGCCATTTAAGCTAACAATCATATGATTAGCTGATTCGGGTGTAAATGCTACACCACCATTTAATAGATTATAAGTGTTTGTATTTGAAGCTGTTATTGCATCTAAAACTACATAATTGCCCTGTTGTGGTGATTTACCTATATATGCCATAAATTATCCTAAATATCGGGTTGTGCTTCTCTAAATGATTTAAATGCTTTCTTTACAGAATCAGTCCATATAGCTTTGGCTACTGCTTGGACTCTTGAATCTTCACTACTTATATCAGTATCAGTATGTGTCCATTTATCATTAGAATAATCTTTTACACTTTTACATGGCTGTATAAAATGTCTATGTGAAGTTCTTGATATTTCTACACCATCTTCTTTCACGACAGTATCAGTTTTAATTTGTATATCCCATTGATTAACAACTTCAATTTTAACTACTTCTGTTTCTTTTGTTATTGCCATATTTAATCCTTATGCTGTTTTATAAAAAATAGTTCCCGATATATTTAAACTATCACCACTCACCAAACTCTCTGGAAATCCATCAATATTACCTCTACGATTTCTTATAAACTTTGCTCTATTGTCTCCTCCTTTTGCTCTTAAAGTACAATATTCAAAAGATGAAGAGTAATCTACATTTTGCAAATGACCTAGAGAACAGCCAAAATAAGTTGTAACCCCACTTGGTAAAGAAAAAGGTAAACTTCCTACACCAACAGTACTGCCATTTGATGAACTAGGAAAAGTTCCAGAAAAATAAAAACTTGCCCAAACATAACCACCTATTTTTACATAATTACCCTCTACTACTGAAGCTGAAGCTGTACTTGAATCACCATGTACTGTAGGTGTCCATGTACCCTCCTCATAATCGTCAAATAAATTTGAAGCAGTTGCCGAATTTACCCCTAAATAAATACCATAACTTGCATTACTTGGTAAAAGATTACCCGAACTTTCTGACCAATTATCTAAACCACCACCTACTAAACTTGCATCTATTCTTTTTAAAACTCCACCATCACTAATTAAAAATTCATCTGTATCAGCGGGTGTAGATGTAAGAGCATCAAATCCACTAATTGCCGTATCACCTATATGTGTATTATTAATAATATCAGTTGCAATATCTGATGATGTTAATGGAACTGTTGCTGGTTGTACTCCTATAAATCCCATATTACACCTATGTAATCTCTAAAATACTTAATGTAGCATCAATTTTTCCCGCTACACTACAATCAATTTTCAAAACATCTGTTGCTTGAACAACAACTTTACCACCAGTTAAAAGTTCTAATGTTGAGCCAACTGGTATTGAAACATCTTTTGCTAATAAAACTGTTTCGTTTGTTTCTGTGTCTGATGTATCTGAAACAAGTTGGACATCAACTGTAACTGTCGCTGTGTGAATATTACAAAGTAACAACCCAATTACAACTGTTGTTGTTGAACTGGGTACTGTGTAAAGGGTTAGCGGTGTTCCCGCACTTGCGGGCATTGCCCCATTTGTTTTAACTTTAAATGTATTTGCCATTTATCCCCCTTATCCAAGTGCTATTGCTAAAGGTAGTGCATTTGGGTCTGTTTCCGAAATTGTTCCCGTAACCGACATATTACTTGAAATTGCATTACTACTTATATTAATTTGAAATAATTCAACATTATCTGAACCATCATTTATCTTAACTTTTAAAACTCCGCTTGTGCCATTATCAACCCATATAGTGCCTGTAGTTACCGAACTAGGGGCAGAACTTCCTATATGCGAACTATTAAGAGCAGATAAAATATTGTTAAGTTCAGTTCTAAAACTGCTGAAGCCTTGATTGGCTAAACTTACATCTGATACTTGTGCCATAATATTTTTATACCTTTTTTTTAACTACTTTGCAAACCATAACCTTTAGCAATATAATCAAAAGTTCTATCAACAGCCCCGCCACTTGAGTTTGCAAAAGCTATTGTAAAGCCATTTACTGTTTTAGAACTTATTGTAAAAACATCTCCAGTTGCCATGTTTTGTGCAGAAATACCTACTGCTGGAACTGCGTAAAATGGGTTCGTATATGTAATTGTTTTTGTTCCGCTTGAAGTTTGCAAATCATTCTCCGCAAAAGTTCTTTCTTCCATGTTCAATTTTATATCAATTTGTTTTACATTGCTAGAAGTTTGATTATCGTCATTTGTTAATTTTAATCTAAATTTAGCAAATTTAAATTTAAATGTTGCTGATTGACTTATGTCACCGAAGTTTGTGCAATCTGCTAATGATGTTGTTGATGTTGCAATTTGTACCCTATGAAAAGCATGAATTTGTTCTGTACCATCAAAAGGGGCTTTTGCTGAATCAAAAAACAATGCACCCCGACCACTATCAAACAAATCATAAGGGTTTTCTGCATCAAGTGTAATACTTGGCTCAACATTCCCGTCATAAATTTGCGGTAATGAAAGTGAGTTTATAAAATTATAAAACCCTTTAGAATCTCTATTTGAATCATTAAAATTAGGGTTTGATGTTGTATCTGTTCCACCTAATTCAAAATCACCTGTTGGGCTATCAAAATTTCCAACTGTATCGTCAAAATCTGTAACAGTATCAAGGGTTAAAATAGTATCACCCGAAGTATCTACTTTTACAGCTAATGGGAAACTTGTGTCCATTTGGTCTAATGCTGTAAATGTATTTGGTATTTCTGAAAAAGTTGATATTTGCTGATATGCTTGAATGCCCGAAATGTTGGTTGAAATAATTGTAGCTTCTGCGGAAGTGTTTCCGTTTTTATCTACTGCCTTTATTAGATATGAACCTACTCTTGCGGGTACGATTGCATTATCACATTTTCTTCTAGGACATCGAACAAGATTTGTTGAATTTAGCCAGTTTGCACCAGTTGTCACATTTTGATATCTAATTTCATAAAAAGAAATATCTAAATCACTATTTGCAGAAGGTGGTGTCCAAGTCAATTTTAAATGGTCTTGTCCATGTAGTTCAACCGCAAAATCTTCAACATTACTAGGAGCATCAACACCACCGATAATAACCCTTGTCGTAGAAATAAAAGTGCTTTTTGAACCAATAGTATTTACTGCCCTTGCTCTAACTTGGTATGTTGCACCATCAATAACATTAAGATGTTGATATTCAAGTATTTTTCCAACTGCTATTTCTCTAAATTCATCGCTTACAGCATTACCGCTTGGGTCTAAAGTTTGTTTGATTTGAACTTCATAATTATCGACAAATAAATCCGTTGAAGCACCTATCGTAATTAACAATCTTGTTATAACAATTCCGTCTGCATATTCGACTAATTCATCATCTAAAGTTAAACTTGCTGGTGGTAATACACTAAAAGGATTGGGTAAAACTGTATCGGGTATTGTTGGCACTTCTTGTTGTGTTCCAAATGTATAAAAACTATCTTGATGTTCTGAACATTGTAAACTTACTGTATGGTCTGAATTTATAGTCAAACCTTGAACCCTAAATGGCTTTGCGGAAAATGCTGGTGTTGCATGGGTAATATTCACAATATCACCGATAGACAAATCAAGGGCTGTAGCGTCTGCTGTGAGGGATATGTCTAAACTTGACCTAGACCGCCTTAAAATGATTTCTGCCATTTCTTGGGCTTGATATGGGCTTGTAAACATGGAAAAATCAAACCTACCTTCTAAAAGCAACCCGCCATCTGCTGTTTTCATGGTTGCGTGTTGGTCTGCACTTGCCAAACCAGTTTCATCTACTGGTGGAAATTGTGCTGTATCTGATTGAAAGTTTTTATCGGGATTTATAAAACTTACGATAACCCTATTATATCTTGAGTTTTTATTCTTACTTTGAATACTAATGCCATTAATAATATTATCTTCAGTTAAAGAAATAGAAGCCGAACCGCTTGTTTCTACTAAAATATTATATACACCCGAACTAAAATCTAAATATGACCTTGAACCCCTAACAAAGTTTTTGACATTATCTATTGCTTTAACCGATGTATCAACAACAGTATGGCTGTCCATCAAATCAATCTGACTTGCACCGCTGAACGGGGTTATATTTGTATCACAAACATCGGTTGCGGTTTGCCAATCTGCAAAATTACTATCGAAATAGCTGTTAGGTATTCCCATACCAAATCTTTCATTTCTTAAATAATCTAATAACTGAAGTATTGGATTATCTGAATATTCCCATGTAGTGCTGTCATCTTTTCTGTGACTACCGCTTCCGCCTGTAACTGTACTGTCTAAGTTTGGATTATATATTTTTCTTCCTTGAACAATAGCTTGAACAGTTGGTAATGAACCAAATTTATCAGCGTTCCATTCAAAACGAATTGCTAAATAGGCAAGACCTCTTAATCTGTGGTTGCTTGTCCATGAAGTTAAAGTGGATAAAAGTGTTGAAGCTGTTTGGCTGTCTGTTCCATAATGCGGTTCAACAGTAATCAAACTTGAACTATCAAAAAAATTTACATCACTACTTGCAACAGTTCTTTGAACATTGTCTTGTAAATCCCCGCTAAAAGTTACCTCTTTGTCATTTACAAATATTTTTGTTATATCATTTATTTCGCCTTCACTTAAAACAATAGCCATATAAAGATATTGATTATCTGTTCCCGATGTTTGCAAAAATACAACATTACCCCCGACTTTTCTTGTTCCGTAAACTATAGGAATATGTGCATTTGCGGTGAATTTATTGACCAAAACACCTTTTGCCTGTTGTTCTGCAAAATTATCACCAAATTCGGGTATATCGGGCATTGGAACAAGCCAACCGATAACATCTTCAACAACATCAACAACAATTTCGACAACATCTTCGATAATATCGACAATGCCATCAATAATATCTCCAACAAATCCGCACATTTAGAGCAATCTCCAGTTACTACCCATATTTTCAAATCCTAGTTTTTTAAATACTGGGTCTATTTGTAAGCCTGTTGTTACCCCCAAAACAATCGGCAATCCATTTGCAATTTTTTTTACGCTTTCAATCATAGTTTTTACAAGTTTGTAATTTCTAAAACTTTTCTTTATGTAAATGACATGAATATTTATCATTTGCCCTTTGCTAAACCAAAATTCTGATTTGTGAAATATACAACAGCCTATAAGGACATTTTTGTCTAAATCTTTTAAAAGAATAATTTTGCCCTTTTGTAATATTGTATTAATAAAAGTTGTGAGTTTACCTTTATCAATATCGGGAAAATTTAGGTCTACCAAATCAACTTCTTTGAACTCTACCAATAAATCATAAATGTTTTGAAAATCTTTTTTTTCTGCTTGGTATAAATGTACGCTTGTCATACCCTACCCCATTTAATATCTCTAACTGTAAGGGCAGAAAACTCCATGCCTTTATCGGAACTAAAAAATCTTTGTTGTGAATTATCTGTTGTTGTTCTTCCGCTAGTTTTGGAAAAATTAGCCCAATGTGAAGTGATTGTTAAAACTACACTTGCTGTTTGTGTCGTATCTGTAATTTTAAACTGGTCAATCGTTCCGTAAAAAAGTAAAAAAGGATTTGATATTAATGCCATATTTGAATCTAAAAAGCCCCTGTAAATAAAGACATCATCATTAATAATATTCTCATTTAAAACAAGTGATACATATGTTTGGTCAACACCCGAAAGACTTAATGACAAACTGTTTTTTGTTGGCTGATTTGTTTCACTAATATTTGTTATTCCTCTTAAATGTCCATTTGCTAAATAGGTTCTTGATGAACCCGAAACATTTGAAACTATATTAAAACTTGCATTGGTCAAATAAACAGGTGTGCCAAAACCTAATTCAACTAACATAACAGGTTCAATATTACCTGTTGCTAGTTCTGTTTTTACTGCACTTGATAGACCTCTAGCCACTATAAACTTTCTCGAACATCAAATTCATAAGAAAAAAGTAAATTACCATTTTTATCATTTGAATTTGTGTTAAATTCTTGAACATCACTTGTTAAATATACTGTAAATGGCACACTATCATAAGTGACCGCACTATTGTCCGCTAATGCTTCCCTTAATGGTGGTTCTATTGTAACTGTTGCAGAATTACTTGAAGAAGTTACATCATCAACAACCATATAAACTTTATCATGTGCAAATTTAATAAAATCACCAGCTTTTAATCTACCCGCACCATCACTAGCAAAACCATCTATGGCTATTGTAGTATCTGCAACCGCATGACTTCCATTGACAAGTAATGTGCCAGTTTCATTTCCTAAAGCATTGAAATAACTGGGAAAAGTAACTGTAAAATTTTCTTTTCTTGACCTTTGTTTCATAATAAAAGCTTGTATCGGGGCAAAATCTGCCCGTGTCATCGGCTGATATTGTATTGTAAAACTAAAATGCTGACCTTGAATTTGCCTTCTAAAAGTCTTGCCACTATCTGTTTCACTAAACAAAGTTTTCTGATTACTTTTAAGATTAATCGCTGTAAAATCTGTATTTGGTAATGCACCACTCATACTATCGCCACTTTGCCTTTTTCATTAACTGCACTATTTATTAAATTTATTATTGTACCCCTACTATTTACCAATAATTCATTAAAACCTCTAGCATCAACAGTATTGATATTAAAATTAACTGTTACGGGCTGACTTACTGAATTTAATTTGCTGTTTGGTATTACTGTACTTGGGGCATCGGGAACAACCATTTCTGCACCAGCTTCACCAACCATATAAGGCTCACCCTTGTTCATTCTACCGCCAAGCCTTCTTCCTTGATATTTTGTTTTGGCAATCGTGGCTATTTGAACAGCACCTAAAGCACCTATTGCAATGGCTAATGGTATATTCGGCAATGCTTTTGCCACACCCCTAGCGGTTGACATTATAGCTTCTGCCAAATTAAAAGCCTTGTTTAATTTAAATGCTTTTTCATTATGTCTTGCCATTTCGGCTAATGCTTCCCTTCCAACTTTAACTGCTAAATCAGTTTTTTGTTCACCTGTTAATTTTTCAACATTTATTTCACCAGCCCTACCAGCTTTTAATAATTGCATAGTTTGTGACATGACTTGTTTTTGAATTTCTAATTCTTTTCGTGCTGTATCGTGTGCAAGTTGTATTTTTTTATCGGCTCTGATTCTTGCAAGTTCGGCTTCAAGTTCATCATTTTCCATTATGGCTTTTATTTTGTCATTATGAAGCTGTGTCATAATATCCATTTCAAGTTTTGCCATTTGTTTTACAGCATCTAATTTTTCTTCATCTATTAATGCTTGGGGCTTTTCACTTGGTAAACTAGCATCAACTCCAAAAGCTGTTCCATCTGTTGGTTTTGATTTTGCATTTTTTACTGCTTCAAGTGCTTTTGCTTCCCTCATAATCGCATCTACATAATTTTTTGATTGAGCAATTATTCTAGCTTTACCAGCTTCTTCCATTGCATGAGCAATTTCCACGCTTTTTATTTTTTCAATTTGTAATTCAATAAACTTAATTTGATTTTTTAAAGAATTACTTACAACATTTCCGCTTTTTGCTAGTTGTTCTTCTAATTGTTTTTTTCTTTTTAGAAGTTCATTTAATTTATTTGTTGGCTTTTCTGTTTTTGCAAAAGCGTCATTCATCATTAAAATTGCTGTTGATATACCTACAAAAGCACCAATTATTGTAGTTCTTGAAACTTTTGAAAATGATAATAAAGCAACTTTAGCTGTTGTAATTGCTTTTGCTAAATTTAGAAAAGCGGTTGCAATTTTACCGACTACTATTGCTATACCAAGTGCCTTTAATATTTCAAAGTTATCTTTTATAAATCTTACTGCTTCACCAGCTTTTATAACTGCTGTGGATAAACCTTCACCAATAGATTTCGCAATGTCATCAATAGTTTTTTGATTGTCCTCAAGGGCTTTATCTAACGCCCCAAATTCTCTTTTCAATCCTACAAAGAATTGTTCAGCCACAACTTTTTGAAAGTTAAAAAACTTATCGCCAATCATTGAAAGTCTGCCTTCTAATGTATTGGCTAAATCACTTGTAGCGTTTGCAAACCTACCATTTGCACCAAAAACTCTTCTAAATGCTTCGGCTGTTTCTTCTGCTGTAACTGTTGCACCCGCTTTAAATCCAAGTAAATCTCTAACACCTCTTTCACGAAAAATATCGGCACTAGCCACACCAGCAGAAAAAGACCTTTGAATTTGTTCTGCTGTTGTTCTAAAATCTAAACCAGTAACAGAAGCAACCCTTCCTGTAATCTGAAGCATTTCTTGTAGTTCTTCTGCATTTTTACTTACTACAGCTAAATTACCCGCCCCTTGTTGAATTTGCTGTAAACTAAAAGGCACTTTAGAAGCAAACTTAGCCATGACATCAAAAGCCTTTGCACCTTCATCGACACTTCCAAATAAAAATTTTAATCTGATTTGTAAAGATTCAACTTGTTTACCAACATCAACAAAAGATTTAATTGCAACCCCAGCACCTAATCCTATAAGTGCATTTCGCAAATTAAATACTGCATTTTTCATTTTGTCGACATTCGTTGTCGCACTTTGCATAGCTTGTCGGGTTTTATCCTTCGCTATGATGTCAATATTTACTTGTTTACTTGCCATTTATCTTCTTGCCTGTGCCAATCTCATTTCTCGTTCTCTTTCTTCGTTTTGAATTTCATAATATGCTATCCACATATAAAATTCACTTACTGGCATTTGCAAGATTTCGGAAACTGTTTTATGTAATCTTTCGGCTAAACTAAAAATATTGTGAAGTTCATTATCGTTCTTCAGTTTTTTTTATAGTCATCAACATCTGTGTTTCCTGTTCCCATTATTTTTGTAGCAACTTCTGCAATAATGTTTGTGTCTGCTTTTTTCTTAAAACTTAAAGCATCACTCGCATTGAACATTAATTCACCATCTTTTGTTAAAGCCTTTGTAATTATTACATCAATCAAAACAAGTAAATCAGTATTAGTAGCACCTTTAAACAATTTTTGTTTTTCCATCATGTTAAAAGGTTTGGTATGGATAGCCATATCACCTACCAGCCCCCATTCGGGAACTTCTATAACTTGTGTTTCTAGGCTATTAAAATGGTCACGAACACCACTAAAATAATCAATCTTGTTATCTGCCATGTTTAACTCTTAAATTAAACTGTGCCGATTGTAAGACCACCCGTGCCTTGAATATTAACAGTTCTAGTTATTACACCATCTAAAGGAACACCAACTGACATTCCAGTTACGATACCTGTGCCACTAAATTTTCTATCGCCACTTTCATTGCCTTCGGGCAAAAATGCAAATGTTAATTCAGAACCCTGTACCATTGTTGTCTGACCAGTATCGGTTTCATCAAAATTCATTTCAATCGTGGCGGTAAATGTACCCCTTCCGACTAAAAAAGATTTCATTGAATTACCTAATGCGGTATCTTCAACAACATCGTGTGTTGTATCAACTGTAAATCCAGTTGCATTGCCAAGTGTCGTTCCACCAATAGTAACAACACCCTCTTTTCCGTGATGTGTAGCCATGCTTTACTCCTTTTCTTCTTCTTTTGGTTTTAACATTTTTTCGGATTTCTTTGAAGTATTATTTTGTTCTTTGTACCCAAGACTTTTAAAATGTTCTATGTGGTCTTGTGAACAACGAATAATCATGTCATCTTTTGACATTGTGATTTGTTTTGCCATTATGCACTCCCTCTTGTAAATTCATATATTACTCTAACAGTTATTCTTACCCCGCCATAGGGATAAATTGTTCCTTCGTCTGTTGTTGCTTCAATAATCTGTGTATCAATAGCGTTTCCGTTTCTTGTTACATCATTATCAAGTGTTTCTTCTATAACTTCAATAATTTGATTTCTAACTGTATCAATATTGCTTGTTGTGCCTTTTCCAAAAGCGACAATCAAAAAATCTAATGTACCCCTGTAAGTTCCAGCACCCGTATCACCTATGCTTGAAACTTCCCTTGTTTCGTCACCCGATTGCACAAACAATGCTGGGAATTGTGCATCGCTTAATTCTTCGACTTCAAAAGGTTCTCTTGTAATCTTTTTAAACTCGATAGGGCTTGTAACTGCATCAAGTTTTGTAATTATATCACCAGCTATGTTTTCTCTTTTGCTCATAATCTCATTTCTTTAAAATAAAACTTTGAAAATTCAGCTTTAATTTTTAATTCTTCTTTATCTCCAATAGAAAAAAATGGTCGTGTAATTTTTCTTCTTCCAACACCGAAAGTATCGTGATAAGAAGCTATTTTTGCTCTTTCCATATTTGAAAAAAACAATGTGCTTTTAAATCCTGTTGTTCTGAAATCTAAACTGCGAAACATTTTGCCCGTGTCTGTAAGGTCAACAAAACCTGTTTGTCTACCCCGCTTTTTTCGGCTTCTTACAGTACCTTTTGCATATGACCGCATTTGACCACCATCGGGTAGTTTTCCAGCCTGTGTACGCTTCGTAATCATCATTACAGCCATGTTTGAAACTCTATTAAGTGATTTATTAATAACAGCCCTTTGTTTTTTACCAATTCTTTTTAAAAGGTTTGTAACCTCTATTGTGTTAACTTTGGCTTGTGCTTGTATCATCTAACTAATCGTAAATGATGAATTGGTTCTTTTTCACTATCACTTACAGTCCCGCCACCATCTTCATCATATTCAACACCATCTCGTAAAATAGCATTAAATTCTTCATCGTATCTATCCCGATAAAAATCTATCTGAACTTGAAATGTGTCTTTTCCTTCGCCTGTGTCGGGGTCACGCCATTTTGTTAATTGTGGATAAACATATTTCCATAATGCCAAATAAACAACTGCCAGTTCAAATTGTGCTGGTGTAAGTTTGCTATTTTCCATTTCAACAGATGTTACTTTAGTAATATCCTTGTAACGAACTGTGTGTCTGTATCTTTCCCACCATTCTTCCCTAATTCGCCTTATAACATCATTTTCAGCAAATTGTATTTGGTCAACAAAAGTTGTAATGCCAAATTCTAAAATATCGGGCTGTATCTTTTGCAGATGTGTGTTTTGGACACTAAAAACTGTTGAGGACATTACTTATCCTTTTTAGCTGGTTTTGGGGCTGGTTTTTCCTCAATAATTGTTTGGTCTTTTGGCGGGGCTTTTGGTTTGCCTTCGTCTAGCTTCCAACCCCTTCTTGTCCATATATCAATATTGTTTTCGTAATCAACTTTAGGTCTTTCGATAACTCTATCGTCTTTTGTAAGTTTTACCTTATCCATAATCTTTCCCTTAATGAAAAGGGGTGGAAAACCACCCCATAAGTTTTAACTTGCAACTGAGTCTGCTGTTAATTTAACACCATATGTATCGTGAAGTTCACCGACACCATAAACTGCTGTTGCAACGATTTCGTCTGCTCTTAATGAAGCATCTCTTTGACTTTCAATCTTTAGGTCTTGCATCATTGCTAAAGCTAAAGCATCTTGGGAAAATACTCCACCAATACTATCGTCTGAACCATCAACAGAAATATTACTTGATTCAAAGATTTGAACACCAGCAATAGTTCCAACAAAACCACTTCGCATAGCTTCGTTTGATAATTCTGTATCTCTACCAACAAATGTATTTGTCAAAGACTTCTTAACATTAAAAATTTGTTTTGGGTGAAATACACCATAGTAAGGGGCTGGGGCATTATTTGTTCTAAGTTCTGCACTTGCTTCAAATAAGTCTTGAACTGTAAGTTCTTGACCAGCACCACCCGCTTTTTCTGTTGAAAAGCCACTAAATAATGCAGATAAATCACTATCTATCTTTTTCGCAATAGCTTCGCCAAATAATCTTCCAATATCTCCAGCTACATTTCTTGAAGCTGAATTTCTTGCAAGGTCTGTTAATGTTGTCATAATACCAACTTCTGAAGCTGTTATAGTAACTGATGTTGGATTTACTGCCGTATTACTCAAATCAGTAGCTTCATTAACTGCTGACGCTGATACTGCTGAATAAATTGGAACTTCAACTGATTTACCACCACCCGCAATAGTGTAGTTTCTGACAAGGTTTCTCATAATTGATTGCTCATTAGCAATGAACAATGCTTCTGCAACTATCTCGGTGTACAACTCCGAAATGGTTGAACTGGTTGTTTCATTAGCCATATATTACTCCTTAAAAAAATAGCTATATTATTTTAAACTGTTTATCACTCTAGGTTTTGAATCTCTTTCCTTCTTATACTTGCGGTATAAATCTCGGTGTTCTTTTATGCTAAAGTCATAGTCCTCATAATTAAAGGCTTTTTTGAGTTCTTGCCTGTCCACATTTGACCTTGTGCCACTTCCGCTAGGGGTAGGTGATACAAAGTGCGGGTTCTGTGTCAAAAACTCTTGAACCAGTTCATCGGTTGTAAAGAGTTCCCCATTATTGTTATATCTTGGTAAACCTTTTGAATCAAGTATTTCAACATTTCCGCTTTCATTTAATTTGATTTGGTTTTGTAAAAGTGAAACCACTTGGTCGGGGTTTATTGCTCTGCCTTTTGAAGCAGATGATAACAATGCTTTATTAATTTTTATATCTCTTAATTGATTTTGTAATTCTTCTTTTTCCCTGTTAAACTCTTGGGTTTTGTTTTTTATGATTTCCTCAAACTCGCCTTTTTGTATCTTTTGTTTTTCTGCTAATTCTTTTTGTTGTTTTACAGCTAATACAGCTTCATCAAAGTCTTTTACACCCAACCTTTTATTTAATGCACTTCTATCCCTTGCCACTCGGTTTGTGACAATCTCTTGCATTTCTGCTTCTGTAAACATTCTTTCTTTTGGCTTTTCTTCAGTAACTTCGGGCTGTGTAACCTGTTCCTGTTCTTCTGTTTGTTCTACTTTATTTTCATCTGACATTTATGTCCTCCATTTTACTATTTATATCAAATTTATTGAATTTTTTCAAATATCTATGTCTTTTGGCACATTAAATTCTATTTTTTTATTATCAAATATAGCATTTACAATCATTTCTGTTTTTTTATTACCATCAAGAATATATACTGGGGGTACTTCCTCACCAAAAACTTCTTCATATAAATCATAAAAACCTTTAGTTGTTGTAATGTTTTGTAACCTTTTTTGTCTTTGTTCTGATGTCATTTATAACTCCATTTTATCTAGTTCATCTAATCGTTTTTCAAATTCTCTAACAGTATTTGGAACGATACTTTTTGCCAAATCATATGCCTTTTTGTTGTTTCTTATAGCAAATAAATTTGCAAATATTTCTTTTTGTATTGCACCCCTTCTTCGATAGTAGCTGACACCATGACCATAAACACCATCGAAATCATTTTGAAATGTGCCTTTTGAAAGAGCATCAACAATATCACTTACGCTATCAAATCCTTCTGACCTTAAATAAGTAATATTTGTTGTTGTTATAACTCTTGTTGGGTCTGATGTTGAACGAATTTCCTTCTTTTCGGTTAAATATAATTTTTTGTGAAATTTTTCATATTCACCTTTTTCTAAAATTGGTCTGCCTTGAAATGTCCTTCTGACTTTATACAATCTTAAATCATCATTGATAGCATTGATAAAATCTTGATTTGATTCTGACCATGCTTCAAACCTTGATTTATTACTTACATAGTCAATATGATGTCCGTATTCATGCACAATTACTGCATCTTTAAATTCTTTTCTATCTTTACCAAATCTTTTTGCATCTAAATTAGCTGAAAGTGTTCCTGTTGACGCTTGATAATATCCATCGTTTTGGTTAATAATTTTTTTTGGTTTATCGAATTTTTGTGCAATTCTTTTTTGTTGATTGTTAAGTTGCGAATTAAAATCATCATCATATGCTTTTCTAACATTATCTGAGCCAGTATTAAGTAAAAAAGCTATAGGAACATTTGTAACAGTTGTTCTTGGCGGTGGTGGTGGTGGAACTTCTTCTTCTGTTGGTAAATCATCAACAGTTTCTTCACCCCATGCTGGGTCTGTTGGCAACCAAGTATGTCTGCATCTATATCCACCCCTTACAATAAAAGGGTCACCAGTTGATTTACCTTGCCAAGCCCTTGTGTTCCACATTTCTCGAATTTGTTCTTCTGTGAGTGTCCTGTTAAGCATACCCCGACAAAATTCTCTACTATCTCGAACTAAAGTTCCTGTATAGGTAAAATGAGTAAGCCCAGCTTCTTTTGCTTTTGCAACTGTAAATTGTCCGTGAAACTGCATTACAGAATCGTGGGCTATCTGACTTGCATATCTTCTTAGATTGTTTCCAGCCCTATCACTTGCATATTGTGTATGTAACTTTCTGACCGCTTCTTCTACCTGTGCTTTTTTTGCATTATCAAATTTGTTTTCATTAATAAAATCTACCAGTTCATTTATTTCTGCACTATTTGACGATTTATAAACCCCGTTGATATGTGACCTAATATTGCTGACCATATCTTCAAAAGGTCTACCAGCTATTGTACTTTGGTAAACTTCGTCATTGATTACTTTTAGAAATCTTTCTGCAATGTCCTCAAATCCGCTAAATGATTGATATTTAAGGGCATTTATGGTTCTAAGGTCAACTTCTGTAAGACTTTTAAATTTACTTGGAATTGGCATTTCACCAAATCTATCTAATACTTCTTTGGCTATCTTGTTATATTCTTGATTTATTATTGTGTCTGCTTCATCTAAAAAACTTTCATCAATAAGTTTTTTTATAGCTGGTCGTAATTGAATAGCTAATCTTTGTGAAACCAGTTGCCCTTTTGTTGCTCTTGTAACTTCTTTGACAACATCTTCTTCAAGTTTATATAAAACATTTATTATTCTTTCTTCATGCTGGTCGGCTAGTTTTTCTAAAATTTTTGACATGAATTATAATGTGGAACTTTTTTTCCATGCCCTTATAGACCAATAGGCGGGTGATAAAGACTTTTGACCTTTAACCTTTTTTAAAACACCGCCCATTCTAGCCAAAAAAGATTTCTGCCTTGCTGGTATATTCTTTTTAATCGACATACCCCTTGCACCATAAGTAACTTTCTTAATCTTGCCTGTTGCCTTATTTCTGACATAAACGCCAAACTTTTTATTTTTAGATTCGTCTGCTGATAATCTAAAAGGTTTATTTAGTTTTACTTCCTTGCCCCGATACTTCGCCATTTTTTAACCTATCGTTAATAATTGTTTTACAGATTGGACATTTCCAAACCTTTTTAATCACTTCCTTCAAAGCAACCTTGCACCTAATACAAAGTTTAACCAAACTTATTTCTTTTTCCTTTT